CCACCACCACCTATTGCAATCTTGCTTGGCAATCCATCAGATTGTATAGTAGTCTGTCCTGCTGCTACATACACGTCAAATGCAGTACCAATAGGAGCAGAAAGTATAGCATAAGAAGTGGCAGCAGCACCACCAGTACGGTTTCCACCTTTAGCGCCTGATCCTGTTACCCATACTTTTGTATATTCAGCTTTAGTTGTAAATGTTGTTCGTCCATTGGCAGATAGTGCTGTAGAAGCAGTAAAGGTCTCTATACCAGGTATAGGTAATCCCACCTTTACATCACTATCAAACACGGATACTGCAGTATCTGTAAAATCTACCCCTGCTTTTTGAGCAGTTAACCCTCCACCGAAGGTAACACTCGATGTAGTGATAGTATCAGCAAGTGATTTAATAATATATACTACACCCTTGGTTGTATAAGTAGCAGAACCAGTACTTGTAAGAGTACTATTAGTAAATTGTATTGGTTCATCTGTACCAACATGAACTACATCTGTATAGTCTGGAACTCTGAAGTTAACAGCACCACCACCGTATTGTGAACCAATAGCAGCAGAAAGATCTGGATAATCTGCACCTGCAACTAACTGTCCATCACATTTAAGCCATCCAACAGGTATTGTAGCACCACTTGCAGCTGCCACTACTGTACCAATAGGAATAGCTGCAGAAGAGTTAAAGTATAGAGAGGCAGTATTTAATGGTGCTGACCAACTAAGTCTACCACTACTATCTGTTCCTAAAAAAGCATTATTAGCAAGACCACCTACTGGGAAATCATAATCAACAGCATTAATTTTAAGCTTCTGAGGGAGTGAAAGGTGTGTAGCGGAGTCTGTATTAATGATATCAGTCTTAATTTGACCCGCACTCAAAGAAATTCTACCACCAACAAGCTCGAGAGAGTTACCAAGGGCATCAACATCGAAGTCTCCAGCAGATAAAGTACCTACAGCAATAGTACCAGCACTATCATCAATTGTTATTGTACCATCTGCAGCTTCTAAAATACGAGCAGCTGAGAGCCAACCAGCAGCAGTACTATTCTTAATGAATAATGTGTTATTTGTTGTGTTAAAGACATAATCACCATTTTCTATCTCTGTAGTAAGTGATGTATGATCTGCAACAGCACCTTTATACAAATTACCCACAACATGACCTCCTTGTGTTTGACTATCTCCTACATATAGCCTATGCCAGTCTGTAGTATAACCTAATTCACCCTCTGATAAGGTGACTAAAGCTCGGTCATCATTTGTTCCTTGACGAACAATTAGTTTAAGAAGAGTGTTTTCGAGTATTTCGATTTTCTTTGCCATGATTTTTAGAATTTGAAGATTGGGATTGCGAAGTTACCTTGATCACCAGAAGCTATCTGAATGAAACCTGCTGATGAAAGAGCAATTGCAACGGAAGCTGATCGATCACTATTAGCAGATAAAGCATTAATAACAGTCTCACCTGTAGCACCTGGATTCTCTTCATTAAGTGAACCGAAGAAGATTTGACCATTACCAGATGTATCTGTTCCAGAGAGATTCTGTTCAATTGCTGTTGAAGAAGATGTCACACGACCATACTGATCAATTACAGATTGATTAAATGGCTGAGCAGTGTTTGCTCCAACTGTAGCTTGGTTGAGAACGTTACCTGAAACATTTAGAGTTGCACCAACACTGGATGTACAGAGAGCATCAGCTTGAACTGATTGTGCTGGTAATGTATTAATTTGCAATTGCCCTGCTGGGAAGCAGAAAGTGGAGGTAGCATCAATTGCAATATCAGAACCACTACCACCGCATAAACCATTACCTAATACACTTGATGTTACTGTTCCTCCAATTACTGAAAGTGCACCTGTTATTGAATCAACTGTAATGGTTGATTGATCTACATTTGCTGAAAGACCATCTGGAGTATAAAGTAATCCACCCTTATCTTTAGCAACATCACCACTTAAAGAAGAAATACTAACTGATCCTGGTTTAATTGACAGCTCATTACTTGCATTATATTGAAGATTTAAATCATCTGGTCTAGATCCAATAAATGCCCAGCTAGATAACGTTGCATAATCAGTTCCAGACAATTGGTAAAGTAAATTATCTTCATATACTAAATCACCTTTAACAGCTGTATTTAAGTTAGTACGAGTATTAACACTTAATGGTGCATGTGTAATGTTACCTGCTGGTGCACCACCTAGAGTAGCTCCATCACCAATAAAAGTGCGCTTTGTATCGGTAGTATAACCGAGCTCACCTTGCTCTAGAGCAACTTGCTTACGTTGAGAGTCTGTTCCTCTCCTTATTTTGAGTTTGACGATTTCGATATCAGGCATTGTCTTAAATTGTTAAAGTTTAGGCAGTTCTATGCCAAGCATATAGGCCAAAAGCTGGGGGAATATTGTTATGTGGTGTGTTACTACCTGCTGTTTCTGAGTTAATATCAGCATTTGGTGTTCTTGCTTCATTATATGAAACACCCTGACCCATTGCATCTTGATCAATACCATTAGCATTACTAATTGGTAAGTCATGGTTATGAGCTGGTAATTCTGCTGTTGTAAGTGTGTGATCATACTCACCTACAGTATCTGCCCCTGCAGGAATAGTACCTGATTGAGAATTAGCATCAGATCCTGTACCAACAGCAGCAATAAACCTACCCTCTGCTACTCTTACCCACGTTGTACCAGCAAACCGTTGTGTTGGATTAACATCATCAACAGAAAACATAACAGAACCTACTGGGAAAAGTGCTTTTGCTGCAGCAGTTGCAAAATCAGACCCTAATGTACCACTAATATCAATCTCATCACGACCTAGTCGCAAACCTGATCTATTACCGAACCCATCATAGATGTACTCACTACCTGTAGCAGGTAATGGTTCGCCTTTAGCGTGAAGCACGCCTGTGTAGGTGTCACTTATATTTGTATTGGTAAGAGAGGTGCTTGCCATACATATATTTATATGGGCAGCGTCAAATAGCTAATTAAATTTGTATAAAGCCACTCTTATTGTATGCATTTTGTACTTTACTTTCAACATTCACCTTAACAATATTCATAAGTTTTACCTGAAGATTGTATATTAGCTCAAAACAACGATTTATAGTACCAACTACATTTTCTTCGTTAGTATGTAGATATAAGTTCTCAATTTCTTGTGTTAATAGTAGTTTAAAGTCTACATCATAGTTATAATTATCTAGCTCAAGAATATCATTAACATATTTACCAGTAAATTTACCAACTATGTTATTTTTTAACGTTAGTGTATCGTTAATTACTTTAAATAACTCTGTATTAATAACAGATGCTTGAATAAATGCGTCATCATTGAGTGAGAATCCTGCACTACCATAGTTATTGTAGTTTTCATCCTTAATAACACGCTGATATGCATCACCAGTAGGCTCATTGAAGAAATATAACCTACCAGTCGTTAGCATAATAGCTCGGTCATACGAACTAATACCTGGGAATAGGGAAAATGAAGTGATACTATCTTCTAATAACCCGTCAACTGCTTTAATACCTGGAAGAGCGTTAGTTTCTACTCCAAGATTCCATATAAAATCAGCATTATTAAAGTTAATATCATTAAAGTTCCATCTATTGTTGATAGTAACAGCAACATTATCTATAACTTCTTCTTCTATTGCATTATTAAGTAAAAATAAACGCTCTGACCTAAATTTACCTATAACTTCTTTCGGTCTAGTCTTGAACTTTTTATAGACTGTCTTATTTGTACCAAAATACCAGTAATTACTATCAGTACCAGAAAAGGTAAGAGAGTTAACCACTTCATCCAGTGCAATTCTATCATCTAGAATGAACTCTTCTTTAAACTTATAGCCATCACTATACCTATATAGATATAATACACGGTTAGTTATACCATCTGTAGTAATATCTCTATATGTTATAACATACAAGGAATTAAAGTCAGGATCAAAAGCCATAGCACCCATAGTTTCAACATTAAAGTTGATTGAGGTAATTCTAGTAATAAAGTTAAACTCATTATCATATAATTTGATAACTTTATTACCAGAATCAAATACAGCTACTTCTGATTTATTTGCTGCTAATAGAGTTGGCTTTTTAAACTTAGTCTGTCTAGATGTTCCACCAAAACCTCCAACTAACTCGAGAAAGTTCCTTGTATTACGTAATGAGCTATCGTTGTTATTATATCCAGCAATATCATACCTAATAACAACGTTCCTAGCTTTATCAGACACGTACAGTGAGTCCGGTGTTGATGCTATACCTCCAATTTCTCCAAATGCAAGGTCATTACCATCCATCTCATAACCGGTAGAATCCTCTATAACTACAAGATCAGTATCTGAACCAGTAAGACTAATTAAATTTGTTTTTGTAGCAGCAAAAAGTGAAAAATGAGTTAAATACTCTAGATTAGTTTGCGCTGTAGCAGCTACTACATTACCAAATGCACTTAAATAGTGGTTGTTTGCAAACTTCTCATTAGATCTAAACTCCGGTGTATCTACATCACTAACATTAACAGTAAATTCAGTTGATGTAGGTGTATCAACAGTTGCATATCGTATACTATCAGTGAAAGGAAGCTTATTAGAAGCTATAAACAGTTTTGAATATACATATGTATTATTATCACGTATGTTATCCAATTTATACTTGAATAAAGAGTAATCTAAGTTATCATTTAGACTAAAAATGCACTCATCAGTAGTATTTGGAAGTGTAAGATCTACATCTGCAACAACTCTATCTTGAAAGTACTCGGTATAGAAGAGATCTGTTGAATAAGTTCCTTTTGGTGTAAGTGTTTTACCTGATGACACCTCTTTTGCAACACCATCTACAAGCTCAACAAAGCCATTAAAGTCAGAACCAGTTAAAGTAAACTGATCACCAGTAGTGTATACCTTTTTATATGAGTTGAAATTAGGAATCGCCATAGTTTATAAATTTTACGTCGTTAATAGTAACACCTACAGGTGCAAATTGACTAGCTTCTGCAAGAATACTTGTTTTTAACTGCTCTCTTACTGCAATATCTGTAATAGATAAATTACGAACAACAATATCTATAAGATTAGATGAATTTGTTCTATTGAACTTAAAGAACTGTTGAATCTCAGCCTTAGAAGTACGTTGCCCTCCAGGGAGTGCAAGAATTAAATCATCAATCTTTCTATTTAATAGGTATAGAGCATAAACTTCTTCTGTGTTAATGGCTCTATCGTAGATAAATGGGTTACGTATAGTAAGATCCTTGCTATAGTAGTATTCTGGTTGTTTTAAATATGTTGCAAGATCAAGATTACTTTGAAATCCAGTTGTACCTACAAAGAACTCATCTTGGAATATGTCTTGAATTTGAAACTTACCTGGTTGAATGGTTTGATTATCGTATAAGTCACCATTAATATATAAACTAACGTTACCTTGAAGAGTATCTAACCTATAAGTGAAGTTGTAGAAGCCAGGTTCGAAAGCACTAGGTGAGAATGAAATTGTCCTGTTAGTTATATCTTCTGAGTTAAGATAATTCTTTAAAGTTAGCTTAAAGTCAATTGAACTTTTATCATAAATGCGATTCAATGCATTGTAATTAGTAAGCTTTACATCTTTAGTATTAATTTCTTGTGTAACGTTACCTAAAGGTGCTGCGGTAAGAGTTGGAAATGTTCCCTTTGCAAGATATAAATGAGCATCACTACCTTTTGCTAGTAATACAGGATATTTATATTGCACACCTCTAATATATTCATTAACCCAGTCAATAGATATAAACTCTCCTGCAGAAAGTGATACGGTTGTTCCAGGGTCAGCAGCAGGTACTGGAATATTAATGGTACTAATACTACCTGTAGTAGTAAATACACCACTAGTGTTAAATACAAAATATCTATTTGATGTAACAATTGCAATAGTATCATCATTAATTGTAAAGTCAACTATTTCATCTTTTGATGTAAGGAATGTTTCTGGGCCTATCTCAGTATTGTGCTTAACAATAAAGTTACTAACTTGATAGAACATGGTATTATTATTTTCCCATGCTGTTTTCTCACCAGGTAACTTGTAAATAGTGTTGTTCTGTTGAATAACATTATCATACAAACACAACTCATCTTTATATACATCAAACTCTGCAGCAGACATAGAACTAACAGTCATTGTATTCACGTCCATACGCTTAACTTGCTGATCTGACTGTAAGAAGTCTATATAATCATGATCCATCTGTGTAGCGAGTGTATCGATAACATCTGAACCACAATCTAGCTTAATATTATTACCTTGTGTATTAACTTTATAGTATAAATTACCAGCTGTTGCAACAATATAATCATCTAACGCACTTCTTTTCCAAACTTGCTTAATATTTGTCTTAAAGTCGACTTTATTAAGTTGTACAAAATCTGTATTGTAGATGTACATCGTTGGACCACTAACAACATGTATAAATGGTGTTACTGTTTGATCTTGGAATATACCAAATCCTTCATTAGTGTTATTACCAAGTAATTCAAAACCATACTTATTGTTTGTATCAAGATACATGTCAAAGCTAAGAGTAAACGACTTTGCTTGGTCAATATCCTTATGAACCTCAAAACATACAAACTCTTTACCTGCAAAGGTATACTCTGTACCGGTAAACTCTCTACAAATATTCTCTGTCTCACCTCTTACAGTTTTAGAAGTAGATATACTATCAAAAGCTGAAATTAATGGTGATGAAGAATCAATAATTTCTTCAATATCTGCAGGACCTATTCTTTGATATTTAATATTGCTATTAGGTTCAATAGCTGCATCACTTTTCTTATCAAAGAACTTCTCTCTTGTTAAAACTGTATTACTAATTGCTAGATCAACACTATCAACACTATCTAGGAATGAAGCTAAAAACCTTGCATCACTTGAAAGTGCTTGTAATTTTGTAATCTTATCAGGATAGTAATAACGATCAACCCAAACACCTGGTTCACCTAAAATTCCACCAGATAGCCAAGTACATAAATACCTACCATTATTGTATTGTGTAGTATTACTACGTTTAATAAAAATCTTATCTGCTAAAATAGGAGTAGGCCCAGAGAAAGCACCATTGCTAGCGAAAGTGGTATCGTTGATGTTAAGCTTATCATAGGGATAAATTGAAGAGGGAGCAGTAAAATAAGTATCACTACCATTTTCCACATACACGTCTTTATCATAAAAATTATATAGTAATGTTAGCTTGCCTGAACCAGTTTCTTGATCATTACCGGAATCTATACCGTAGTAATCTCTAACATCAGTACCTGGTAATCCATACCTTGCATTAATCATGTTACTACCACGCTTTATATGGTTGAACTCTGATCTAGATGAATCTAGTGTAAAGTAATTAATAGGCATCTTATCACTAGATATACTATTAGTATTAGTAACTAGCATATATTGACCAGCATCATCAAAAGAACCACGCTCAGTGTTTAATATTAGATTAGATGAATTTTTTACATTATATGCTGCAAAGCTGTTATTGAGAAATTGCTTATTTTGATCAAGTGTGTAGTCAATATTAATAAGGTTAGTTACATTTCTATTTACTTTACCAACCTCCATAGGAACAAGAGTCAGAGTACCATCAATATTTGAAACTACTTGAAGTTTATCATCAATAAATTTAAAGAGCTGTAAGTACCCATCATCATCTAGCAAATATCTGAATACATCAAGTCTTTCTTTTGTTATATCCTTGTAATTGTCTGTATTTTTGTAAAATATAAACTTATCATTATTATAGTTAAGATAGTAATCAAATATCCCATCGTTATGCTTAACACGTAGTAAGTTATTATTAAGAGCTTCTAATTCAAAAAAGTAGTTGTTTTCAAAATTACCCACTTCCTCAAGTGCTTTCAGACCAATTGGTCTCTGTGCCTCATCTGCCTTTACATTTTCATTAAAGATATAGAAGAAAGAGTCTGGAACTTCAGTAAGGGTTGGAAATTTAAGTTTTGTAACGAGAGATGTACTTTGATCCTCTTCAAGACTTGAAAGTTTAAAGTAATCTGAAAGAAGACCTTTATCCGACATTATAAAGGAAGAATAGTTGTTTATTCTTGTGTCTTTTGCACCAATAAATGCATCAATATTATTAACACTAAATCCTTGCTCAAGCCTTGAAACATATTGCTTAAGATCAACATACTTATCATTGTATTCCCCAGTAGGGAATGATATTGCACTAGTAGACTTGGTGTATGAGGAACTCATCATACATATTTAATCCTCTAACTTGAGAATCAAACTACTCTTTTTCAAGAAACGTAGTGTAAGTACGTTTATTATACTTACTCTGTAAGTTAGCCACTGTATTGCTCGATGACAGACCAACCATTTGTGTATTCATAATACCCAATTTTTGAATATCATCATAATAAGATTCTCTTATCAATTTAATTGGCTGTGTAATATTTGCATAAAATCCATTATTAAAATAGATTAGAAACTGTGCATTTATTTCTGTAAAATAGCTAGAAGCTGTAGGAACATACGTATGTATGTATTGATTTAAGATTGTTCCACCAACCTTACCATATAACACTTCATCTAATATTGATTTCTTTTTGTAGTTAAATACAATATCCTTTTGAGCAAATTGAATATCTGTATCATCACCCCATTGAATATCCATTGTAAGAGCTTTATTTACAGTCTCATCAATACCAGTAAGTACAAAATTAATACTCGGTGCGCCTTTAAAATCTATTACATCAAGCGTGGTAGTTGTATTTTCTGTTATTGTGTCAAAATTAATAAATATAGTGTCCATTATACTGTAAGTTCGAAGGTTGCTTGATTTCTTGTGAAACTACCGTTTGCAGCAGATATGCTACCGAACATAGTACTTAGACCAAAAGTAGTTGTTCTTGTAACTCCACCATCTTCATATTTATATACATCGATAAGTGTTAATATATTATCAACCATCTTAAATGATGCATCAATCATATGTGTCATATCATTCATGTCATTAATAATATATGTCAACTTGAATATATCATTTCTCTTATTATAAGCAATATTTGGAGTGTGAACTTCTTGAGGTGTATAGTTTCTTGTAGTATTAAGTATACTATTAATCTCAAAATCACTCACACTTGATGAAAGAGGTGGTAATGCAGGGAATACTAACTTTGTAGTATTATTACTAATACTATATTCATATATCTCAGGGTATACAGTTAAATAGTTCCTTGCGATATCGGTACATTCATCTCCAGTGGTTTGAAATCTTGCAAAATAAACCTTTCCAGTCTCTTCTACATAGAATCGATTAGAAAATGCCTCAACTTTATCTGCACTATTAATACTATATAATGTATTAGATGTTGCTGGTTTGATAAATTTGCTTTCTTCATATTCAATTTTATCTATAACAAGATTACTATCTGTTTGCATAAAGATAGTATTCTGAATTAAATCAAAGTCGATAAGTGATTGATTTAAATCAGCTTGTACTGCAGAAGAGTATTTACCTACAACATTTTCAAGAGCTGAAGAAAGTGGTAATGAATAAGAGTATGCACCGTTCTTAACATATAACTTACCAGCAAGTGAATTTCTTTCTTCGTTGGTAAGGTGTACTGAATCAGCAGAAAGATCTGATAGAACAGTTGCTCCTTTAGGATCTGCTGTATCAAGGAATGTTAAGTTATCTGTATAATTAAAGTCATTCTTTAAATAAATATCATCTGCAAAATACCCACCATCATAACTAATATATGGAGCACCAGCAGAAAGCAACCCTCTTACATCAAAGAAGAAGTTGTAATCCACATCACTAGTCATTATATCAAGCTCAGCTTCTGTTTGAATATCTGAAAGTGGTGATTGGTTAGTTTCTAAAATAGTATCTAATGGGAATGTACACTCTGCTAATACAGTATAATGATAACAAAGAGGAGCTGGAAATCCTGGTCCTAAACCAGTGAGTGGGTTAGGTAGAATATCTCCATCTAGGTAAGTAAATGCTCCACCATCTCTCCAAAATGGTTGTAGATTGCGTGTATCAACTAGTAAGTCTTGGTAAGGGTAAAACTCACGCATATAAAGTGTTAGTTCATCAGATGGTCTAGCTGTCATACCATTTGTAACTGACGTGAGACCAGATCTAAATGTATTACCACTAATACCAGTAAGAGAGTAGTTAAACCCATATCCTTCAAATGGGTCCCAATAATCATACCCATCAAGAAGCAGATTTTTAACTACATTTGAACCCTCTAAGTTAATAGGCTTCAAAGGCTGGTATTTAAACAATGCATACTCATTACCAAAAATATCAGTTTCATGTTTATCGATTACTCCTTGATTATATAAGTCGGTAAAGTTAATCCTATAACTAATATCATTTTGATCTTTAAGCTGAGAATTATTACGCTCTTTTGTAGTATATGATTCAAATGTAGTGGTCTTGTTAGTAATCTTCGGATCACCAGCAGCTAATCCACTAGAGACATTCTTAACATTTTGACTATAATCAAATTTGTAATATACAGGGTAGCTACTTACTGGATTAACTGATACATTTCCAAACTTATCAGGATCTGGGAATATAACAAACTCATTATTTAATACAGATGGATCAATACTATAGCTATAATTTTCTGCTTGTAGTTTGAATAGCCCAATATTATCAGGTGTAAAATTAAGACCAATATCTCGGAGTAACTTTACGTCACCAGATTCAATTTGAGCCGCATCAGCACTTTGCAAGTTCATTGCATTAGCTGCAGGGGTATTTGCAGCAATTAGCAATCCTGATGTAGCAGGAACTGTAGTAGTATCGATATAGTAGATATCAGTACCTAAAAACTTACTAATAAGAGCACGTTTTAATGCATAAAACTCACCCATGGGTATTCCACCCTTTTCATAAGCATTAAAGATCTCAACAAGCTCATTATCTGGATTACAGATAGCATCAAACTCTTGAGGTGAGATTGCCGGAGGATTAACCTTAAATGATCTAATAGCACCTAAGAAATTCTCCTGACCAGACACTGCTTCTATTGCAAGTGGATCAAGATAGTACTTTGTATCAATGTTATTGATATTATCTGGTACACCATCTTTAGGGAGGTCAAAATAATTGCCATACACGTCAACGAACTCTTCAATCTCAATACCAAGACCGTCTGTAATTCCTGTAATGTCGAAAGTTTGTGCATTTAACGGATCCTCTGCAGTAAATAAGAAGTTGTAAATGTTATCAAAGATAGCTTTTTCTACTCCTGTTGTACTACCTTTTAACTTATTACGATCAATAACAAATTTACCCTCATCGCGCTTCTTCTTATAGAATAGAGCTATATCTTTAAGTCTGTTAGCAAAGAATGGAATAGCTACATCAAGATCTACTGGATCGTTAAAGTTAATTTTTTCAAGGAATCTCTTTTCACTTTCCGTAGTATAACTAACAACTATCTCTTTAATGAACTGTTTGTAATATTCTGTGAATGCTACCTTTTGCTCTACCTCTGATCCTTGTTGCTTTGAATGCCAATTAGACAGGTATGAACTATAAAAGTTGCTATACTCCTCTGGAGCGTAGTCAGCCTGAGTATTATTAATGAAATCAAGAAACGAAAACGGAGTTACGTTATCTCTAAAATCACCGTTAGTTATCTCATCATTTGTGATGGAATATAGAACAGATACTGTTGTGGCTGATTGATTAGACATTATAAATATTATTCGTTATTGAAGAGATCTAACCCTTCATACAGTGAGTTAGCAAAGATGTTAGACATTATACCATTATCCTTACTCCAGTTGGTATATGAAGTAAGGGTATGTGAAAGTGTATTATTAGGATCGCTGAAGTTAATAATAGAATCTTCTATAGGTCCTAGTGAGCTGTTTTGATAGTAGAAAGAGTAAATATCCAATATACTTCTTCCAGCACCGGATAGTAGATTCCACCCCCACGAATCATTATAATCACTAAGAGAGTAGAATTGACTTGAAGCAGAAAGAGTGACACCACTTAATGCATTACCACATGCATCAACAGTAGCAACGTTTGGAAGTAAGTAAGTGTCTGCTGATAGTAAAGAACCAGTATCTGTTGAGTATATAAATCCATCCGTGGATGATATTGTTGGTGAGCTTGTAGCACTAATAGGAAGTGAAGTATTTAAAGTTACATACTTACCACTGTATAGCTCATTAGCAACTATATTTGAACCAGCAACTATTATACTACTATTAGTTAATCTCTCACCTAAATTGTAACCATAGAAAGCATTGTTCTTATAGCCATATGACTGGTAAGTTGATTGATCTCTATTACGAGCACCAAATAGCTTTGACTTACTAATTGACAGTAAGTTGACTAATCTACTAAGTTTTGGAGGTAGGGAATATTTGTTAAGCTCGGGCAAGCTAAACATTTGTAATAAACCATTAAGCTGGTCAATATTACAAGTATCAATATCTGTATTATTATCAAAGAAGTTCTGAATCTTCTCATATGTGGCTTTACCTACTGAATCTTGAGAAGAGCTAAGATCACCAAAGATAGAGCCAATAAAGTCCTTCATCAATACCCTAGCATCAGAGAATAAAGGCTGTATTGCTATCTCTTTGAAAGACTCTTCAAAATCAATATCTTCATTCTGTTTTGCAATGTCAAAATAACTACTAGGGTTAATAGTAAAGGTATTACTTATACCTCTTACTTGGTATGAACCATTAACTATTGTACGGCCTGATAAAAATACATTATCAAGGGTGGTATTAGTGTTACTAACAAAGTAGCCTTTGAAGAATCCACCCGATAGTAAGGATGAGAGAGATTGAAAGTATGGTGTTACTTCAATATCATATTCAGTAACACCATCTGTTAATATAACATCAAGATCATAACCTCCCACAGCACTACTCAGTAATGGCATATTACGTTGATTAAAGTTAGCTTCATCTTTAACGTTAACAACAAAAGCTATTTTAGTACCAGCAAATTTTTCTGAACCTAGATCAAAGACTGTTGTAACATCTGCACCCTCACCGTCTAGTCCATTAGATGAAAAGGAAAGATCCCTATAAGTATTATTTTCATATATTTCTGCAGATAATCCGTAGTTTGTAGTATTAGCATACTCAAAGATATCTCCTTGTTTATAGCCTAGTATAAGGTTGTAACGATCAGCAAAATCACTCTTAAAGTAAACTTCACCATAACCAGATAACCCTGCAAAGAATGCATCAGGATCTGTTGCTGTTGTATAAACCACTTCACCACTGCTTAATTTGATATAGATATTAGTATCAATAGTTTCAACTTCATTTACTGGTAATGTTTCAACTGTACCATTTGAAGTTAAGATTTGAACAAAAGTAGAACTAGGATATAAGTGACCATAAGTTAATTTATCATAACCTTGAGCAAAGTAATCATGATCTGGCCCAGCAGCTGAAGCATAAGGAACTATAGTTGGTAGTCCAGTTTCTAGTGATCTAAAGGAGTTATATCTATTAACAGTTATAGCACTTGCTATCTTACCTGTTGTATAGTATAAATTACCCCCACTGAGATAGTGGTCAGAATCATCACCTGTCACTGAGATAGTTAAAGTATCTTCAATAAAGTCACTAATATTAACATCAGAGTGAAAAGTATCATAATACCCCTCTCCATCTTTATCATAAAGATAGCAGGTTACTTTATAACTACCTGGCTTACTATATGCATGAGATGCTGTAATAGCTTCGCTAGTTGTTGAATCTCCAAAATCCCATACAATTTTTTTATTACTTACAAAGTCTTCTATACCATCTTCCATATTTGGAACAAAGTACATTGGTGTAAATGGCAATGCAAAGCCATTTTTAGTCTCTTCGAACTTATAATTGCGTGTGCAAAAAAAGTTGTAGAGCAGATCAAAATCCCCGGATTGGTCTAATGATAGTGAGCTAAGCGACATATACACTTATTTAATCACGGAGCAAGGTTTTACAACCTCTCAATAACAACCTTATTAGGAATATTCTCTACATTATAAAAATAACCGTATTCAAAATCTTCAAGTTGGTAGTTTAATGATTGTATAGCCCTGTCTGATTCTTTATAGTCTGGATTCCATACAACAAAGCTAAGATTTGCTATCTCTGCACTACCGTTAACTGTGTGTAGTGCTGTAACCCCCTGAATATTGAGTAAGTCGTTAGTTAAACTCGCTACATCAATAATACTACCTAATTGCACTTTATTGAAGTAAGTATTAAACGTATTGTAAACTGCTGATTTAATTGCACTATCATTAAGAGCTTGATTTTTATCAACAGTAATCCTTAAGAAGCTGTTTCGTATGATATCATCAACTGTATCTGTAGATGTAACACTTGAACCACCTGCTCGAGATACACCAAAAGTAAAGGCCTTAAATAAAGCATCTGTTACTACAACGTTCTGTGTAATATCTTTCTTATTGTTGCAAAAGTCTGAAATAAGCTGTTTTTGTGAAGCATTAAGATAGTTAGGAGTCAAACCATTTAATGTAGGGTTACCTGCAGGTACAGTAAAGATGTATACATTGTTAAAAGATGTAGAAGCAGAAAATTGAACTTGTGAGAAGAGCATTCTTGCATCATCATTACCTTGGGCTAGACCATTGTCGTTATAGTAAGCTAGTACCTTTGATGTAAAGTCATTATTTGATAAAACTTGCACATCTTTAGTAATATTGTTAAAGTTTCTATTAATTTGATATTGATAGTCTTCTTTAGTAACAAGTCGATTTTGTGAAGCAAATACTTTCGGTGCACTATTCTTAATATCATCTACTGTCTCAGCTAATTTAGGAGGTGAGGTTCTATTAGGGTTATTAAGAGTTAAGCTAGTTACATTGGCCGGTGTAATAAGGTTTTCATCCGCACTATAAAGTATTTCACTAATTGCAGTAAAATTAGGAGAAGCATAAAGATTAAAAGATGCACCTGCTAGTGCATTAGGACCAGTCTCACCAGCCTGGTTATCTGAAGTTACGTAAAAGATAAGAACTGTATCACTTTCAGTTAACTTTTTACCATTCTGATCATTACCAAATTTAAACTCGTAATTACCAGATTGATTAAGCCTCTTTTCATATCTCTTATTTTCAGCAGATTCTAAGAATAAAGAAGCTGTCTCAGACCATTGTGTCCATGTATTAGTAGCAGCATCTTTTACAAATACACTAAAAGTATTATCACTAATAAACTTAGAGTTGTTAAGATTGTTAGTTGATTGAATAAACTGCTTTGAAGTAAAGCTATCTATAAGAATAATATTCTCATAAGGTTCACCAGTTGCTGTAAAAGAAGCTTCTTGAAGAGCTCCTTGATATAGTGTATTATTTGATGGTCTAACAGCCTCTAGAGCATTAGAGGTTACCTTCTCAAAAGTAATATCTTCTAATGAGATATAATTATTACCATTAACACCAACAGAGGCAAATCTAGGTACTGTATATACATTAGGGGTAATATTACTAGCAGAGAGGTTAAAGTTAAGTAGTGATGTTTGATCACCAAGCGGGCTGTAACCAATATTACCAACAAGCTTATTCATGTTCTCATAAATAGTAGCTGTATTAAAGGTAGACTCGTTAGATGTAGTATTGAGCTGAAATAGTAATACATGATACATGTATGCTACTACATCGATGAATGCACTAAAGTTAGAACCTTCAAAGTTCTGATCTGTAAACGTCTCGTTTTCATTCAAACGCTCAATGATAAGACTCTTAAGAGTATCAGCATCAAAAGTAAGATAGGCGTTCTTAGGAAGTTTGTAGTCTGTGAAATCTTCTAAGCTCATTATAGATATTTAATCTATGAGCAGTAGTTATCAAACCAAAACGTACCCATCTTTGTTTAGAGTAGCATTTAAAGATAGGTTATGAATGTCTAATCTTGGTATACTAAAGTCAATGTTAATGATGTATTCAGCTTGATCAGGATTTTCTGTTATTTCAAGCTTGTTAAGAGTAATACGAGGCTCTTGTATACCAAGATTGTTATAGATATAATAACCTAGAAAGTAGGAAGTTGTTGAATTAATAGGTTCAAACAAATAGCTTCTAAAATCAAGACCAAGCGTGGGGTTAAGTAACTTTTGACCAGGTGTTGTTGTAAGAATATTCTTAACAGAATTAAGAACACATTGACCGTCTTGAATTTCATCCAAATCCTTAGCAGACGCATCACCATACAACTCAGGACTTAAAAAGCGACTAGTGTTTAAGTCGAATTTTATATCTTTATACAGATACCCATTTTGAAGTGATTTCTGCTCACTATCTGGTATCTTTAAATTATCTAACCTTACTGCCATAAAATGTGTATAAATATTTATATGAGTGACTAAATAATAGTATGGCTAAATCGAACAAATTCACAACTCTTTTGGAGTCTTATATGAGACGCAACCAACGTGGTGGTTTTCTTGTAGGAGATGTATTCAAGTTTAATGATAACTTTAAAAGTGATGATGCATATAAAGATCTTGCTGATGTGGTAAAGAAGTGTATTGACTCAATGATTGATTCTGGTCTTAATATACGTGTTATTAATATTAAAGACACATCACCTGCTAGATATCCTGCATCTGATCAAACATCTTCACTAGATGTTGTACTTGATATTGCACTAGACACAGGTGGAGGCCGTTATACAGATGAAACTTCAATTCCTTGCTGTCTTGGTAGTTGCGAGCAATATGCTCCAAACTTACCTCCTATTCCTGATGCACAGCGTCGTAAAGATACAGTTACAATTAAGCCTGAAGAAGTAGAAGAGAATGAAGAGAATCTTTCTAACAAGACTGATCGTGGAGATGGTAAGCTTTCTCAAACTGAACTTACTCTTAAGAAGGAGAGCTACACCCAGCAGTATCTTTAATGCCTAAAGAAGTTGCTACTACAAAGTGGTGCCCCTGCTGTCATAGTTCGCAGAAGATAAAGGGGTTCCGCTCGTACTATTGTTACGAGTGTTGGAAAGCAGCAGGCAAGCCTAAAATAAAGCCATTATTTAAGGCAATGGATAAACCTAAGGGTAAGAAGTAATTACTTCTTTTTCTTCCAACTCTTTCTAGCTGGACCCCTCTTCTTGTACTTCTTGTTTTTGATCTTCTTGCAAGCTGCATGAGTTGGTCTACAAGCAGGATATGAAGCACCTTTCTTTCCAGCCTTCTTACGCCCACAAGGACCCCCTGTCTTACAATTTACCCAACCTTTAAACTTCTTACCGGTCTTCTTATCGGTACGAGTCTTGAACCAGTCACGTAGGTTCTCACTTAATCGTAATGTCTCTTGCTGTGTCATTATTTAATTTTACCACCACGGTTAACACATTTCTGAACGTATCCAGAAGCATAAGCTGAAGGCCATACATCATACTTACGCTTTGCTTTAGCTCGGCACTTAGCACGAAGCTTTGATACTTTCTTTTTCTTTTCAGCGTCTTCTTCTGGTAATCTTTTCTTTTTCTTTGAGGATACCTCTTCATCACCGGAGAGTTTACTAATAGCTTTATCAGCAGCTTGACCAGCTTGATCTAAACCTTTAATAGCAGCCTTACCAACACCCATTGCAGCTTGACCAGCTGCCTTTAGACCTGCACCACCAACCTCACCTGCAACAATAGCAGCTTCTTTACCAACTGCTTTAAGACCACGTTTAGCTAATTTACCAATACCACCGGCAATAGCACCTATACCTTCTTGTTGAACTTCTTCACTCTCAGACTTCTTCTTACCACCCTTCATGTTTGCACACCAGTGATACATCTTCGCCTTCTCACCGCTAGCGTTTTTTGCTTTCTTACGAAGCTCTGTTACTGAACCATTACAACTAGCACCTGATTTCTTAACTCTTCCTGGTCTACTCTTACCTTTCTTCTTACCATCCTTAAAGTTTTCTAATAACCCATCAAGCTCATTGCTAAGATCTTCAAATACTGACTCTTCATCTTCTTCACTCTCTTGTAGCTGATCGTTAGAAACAGCCATCGTCATACCTCTTGCAAACTTAATCTCTGATTTACCATTTCCTAGATCCTCTATATATGTTACAGTCTTTACATCACCCTTCTTATTTGTATAGGTAACTTTAGATTCTGGCTCAAATGTCACCTCCGCAGGCTTTGCTGGCTCTGCTGGCTTTGCTGGCTCCGTATTAACTTGAGCTGGTGTATCCTGCTCCTTACTTGCTTGATTATAATCTGGATAAACCTCAAACTCAAGACCTTCAATTGGATGTATCTTACGTCTACCAGATTCATCAAATGTAGTAAGTGATTTCGTATTATGTGTATCGTAATGGTAATCAATATCACCAATCTTGATTGGATATCCATAACCTAAAGCTTCTAATTTATCTAGGGTAGCTAACTTTTCCTCTGCTGGTGTTGCAGGATTAACATCAACTGGTGTAGTAATGCCTAAAGATGTTAATGCTTTTGATAGTAAATCTTGACCTTCTTTATCATCAGTATACTTTGTATTACTACTACCTGAACTACTACCTGAACTACTAGATTGTCCTTTCTTTTTACCTTTCTTACCTTTTCTGTCTCCCCTACCAAATCCATCAGCTACTGCTGAAGCAGTTGCATCTACAGCCCCTGTTGCTTTAGGTGCTATATCTCTTGCTACAGCTCCAATAGCTTTATCAGCTACCCCACCGATTGCTTTGAACAAACCTTCTTCAATCGCGTGCTCTTTAAGTAGCTTTATGTATAGCTCATCAAATGTCATACATATATTTATATTAAGGAGAGTAAAATTCTCTTTATTTTTAGCACCTTTGATATAAATACTAGTATGGCTAAACATAATACAAGTTTCAAGAAAGATATTAAAAATCTTTCTCATCTAGCATTCTCAGTTCTTAATGAGAATACCAATGGAGTAATTGACGGCGGAGCTGCTTATAAGGGTGGTGATGTCGAGCATGATTGAGCGTCTCATATTAAAGCTCCTCCGTTTGGGGAGTCAATTAAGAAGATCCTTCACCACAATCTTACTGAAGAGGGCATCGTTGAAGAGTATTACGTTGAGCATAACGGCAAACTCGTTGGTCTTTTAGCAGAAGATGTAGAGATTGTTCACTTGATGGAGCATGGTGGTTCATCAGATGAAGAGAAAGAAGATGAAGAAGGTGGAAAACAAGAGTATAAAAAGGCTCTACAAACTTTTAATAATGATATGCATGAGTATATGGGAAACGGGGATTTTAATCCAGAAGGCCCGGTTAATGAAAAGGGACAACCGGAAAAGCCAAATCCTGCAGACTATGGGTTAAGTGAAAGTGAAGAAGACGAAGAGACTGTAGTAAGTTCTGCACATGGTGCACGTCCTAAACTTCAAGGTGTACCCATCCTTAGGTGATAGCTTTCTCAAGTGATACTAGACATGCAAATGCATTAATCTCTTTATCTACTACAAAAGCACTCTTATAGAGATGATCGGCAATTATGACGATCATCTCTTTCTTTTTCATATCAGGTAGA